TTCGACGGATGTAACGTGGTCACGGAGGTTAAGCGTAGCGTGTTCGCACGCATTGACGCTCAGCCTACAAACGAGGTGTTAATCTCGTTAAGCTCCGTAGGGATCACCAATCCTGGCTTAATTGCCTGGGAATTGGTACCTTTTAGCTTTGTTGTCGATTGGTTCCTACCGATTGGCGACTGGCTAAATTCTTTAGACGCGACTCTCGGTTTTCAAATCGTGGGTTATTCAAACTCCTATCTGGTGAAAGCTAAATGGGACGATGTATTCGATGGCTCCACTTCTGTGGGTATCGAACGTCTAGAGTGCCACTATCGTGGAAGTAAACGTTTGGTATACTTGGATCGGCAGGTGTCAACCAGCCTTCCTCTACCAGCGTTTCCGAGTCTTAAGGATCCTCGGTCTCTAGGGCATATGGCAAATGCGCTTGCGCTGCTTGCGCAGGTGTTCCGCCGAAAGTAGTCTTTCAACTTCAACCTTTGGAGGCATTAAATGCCCGCAATTGCAGCTCTTACCATCAATGATGGTGCCGCTACGCCGGTCGCGCACACGTTTTCGCCTGTTACCACTGATGGTAGCTCGGCGGCGTGGGCTGATCGGTCTCCCAGTATTGCTAGTGGGTTTCGTACCATTTCTCACGAAGTGGTCGGGCCTAACGGCAATCGAACAGTAAACCGTATCACGGCTGGGTTTAAAGTCCCCGTTGTGGCTACGATCAATACTGTTGACACCGTTGTTCGGTACTCGAGTGCCCAGATTATCTGGAACATTCACCCGGATAGCACTCTCCAGGAGAGAAAGGATCTTCATGCGTATGTCACAAATTATTGTGGCAATGCGAGTGTGAAACTTTCTATCGAAAACGTCGAGCCCTTCTATTGATGCCCGCGCGTCTTAGGAGTAAATCTGTGGCGCGTATCCTCGTTGCGGCCCTCGCGGGCTTCTTCGTGGGTGGCGGCCACGGCTCACTCGAAACTATCGTGCAAGCTGTGCTACAGTTAAACACTATTGTATAGTTTGTCTCCATTACCTTAAGAGGTGGATTATGCGTCGTAAACGATGCAATGGTGCTATTGGTTTCCAAAACCAGCGATTCCTTGAGCTTCTCTCCTCCATCACAGGGATTTCCCCTGTTGGTGTTCTTGGAAGAGATACCCCTCTGGACTTAACCAGTCTGGAGTCTGCAAGAGGTTCATTGCTGATTAGGGAAGTTTATTCGAAGTATGATGACGGAAAGCCGTCGCCAGAAAAGGAGAAACTGACGTGGGAGCGATTCCACGACGCCGAGCGATCCTGTCAAGCGGCAAATCGTAAGATAACGCGTTGGTCCGGTCCTAACATCGACCCTTACTGGGTTTGTGTAAAGGCTCGGATACGCGAAGTCCTCGGTCTGTTCAGCTGGGACGAGTGCGCTAAGCATTTTGGTTTTGGCCCGGGTGCATCCACCCGGTTAACTAGGGCCAAGTGTTTTGCTGCCTATAAATACTCAGGTATACCTGAGAGCACCTCTGGGAATGTCACTCTCGCGTCATGCGCAATTCGCATGATTCCAATCTGGAACCAGATTGTCCTCGCTCGAGGAGGGAGTCCGGACCGCCTTTGTCAGGTGGTTGACGGAAATGACATTATTACTGTTCCGAAGAACTATAAAACCGATCGTACGATTGCTAAAGAGCCCTGTATGAACATGTATGTTCAGAAAGGTATCGGGCAAGTTATACGATCTCGGCTAAATAGGATCGGAGTGACGTTGGACGACCAAACGCGTAACCAGAGAGCTGCCCGAGAGGGCAGCTTGACGGGACAGCTCGCTACTGTGGATTTATCCATGGCAAGTGATACTGTTGCGCGCGAACTTGTTCATTGGCTCCTTCCTACCCCGTGGCTAGATGCACTTGAGCAGTGCAGATCGCAACGTGGTGTTCTTCCTTCTGGTGAAATAATTCATTACCAGAAGTTCTCGTCCATGGGAAACGGCTACACTTTTGAGCTTGAATCGCTCATTTTCTGGGCTATTGCCCAGGAGTGTTGTCGTCCCTTTAGATGCGACGAGACGGAGACTTCAGTTTGTGTGTATGGTGATGACGTTGTCATACCTACGCAGTTCTACGAATCCTTTGTCCAAAGGCTTTCCGAAGTTGGGTTCACACCCAATCCGAAGAAGTCCTGGTTTGAGGGTCCGTACCGAGAGAGTTGTGGTAAACACTACTATCTTGGGACTGAAGTTACCCCGTTTTACGTCAGAAGGCCTGTGAAAACTCTCGACCGCCTATTCTTGGCCCATAACAACGTTTATCGTTGGGGCGACAGATGTGGAGTTGAGGTGCATTCAGCGTTGACTACGCTGCGTGCCTTATCACCGGCCAACTGGCGCGAACCCCGTCTTCCTGACGGATACGGAGACGGTGCCTTCATTGGCGCCGTTGACGAACTCCGTTTGGATTCACATCCGTATGGATGGGAATGCTGGCAAGTTCTTGCATTGTCTCAGTGTCAAACTGAGCTGTGTGAGGACCTACCAGAAGGACAGCTGATCGCTTCTTTAAAAGCGGTCGGTACTGATATCTCGTCACCTAATCTCCGCAGGGCCCTCCAAGGTCCTGTTGGGAAAGGAAATTGGCGAGAGACTATCAGTGGGCTTCCTATGAAGGAAGGGGGGTATGTGCTTACTAAAATACACATACCACGGTATCCCCTGCCAGCTTAGGCTGGTAGTTTGGCGTAACATGCGCCTGGGTAAGTGAAGTCTTTTCACTTTTGTGAG